TTAATCATATCCTTACGAAGCCAAGGAGAGAATCTCTTCTTAGTTCTGAGAGTATTTATATAAAAGTCGTATTGCATACGCTTTGGTAAGAAATTATACTTATTCATTTCATTAGCAAAGAGGATTGCATCTAAGTGTCCTGAGAAACAACGATTGATTATGTATGGAGGATATTCTTTCTCTACTAAAGGGTCTTCATCTATTAAATTTTTCTTTGTTTGGTTTATGGAGTTTAACCAGTCTTTAAGTTCCATTATAATACCTCAAGAATAATTCCACTACTACGTTCCATATTTCCAATTAATCCACAAGGATAAGCATTAAATGATAACGAATATCTATTATATTCTTCTACTGTATGTGCATCAACACTATGAACTAAAGTTGATGGGAATACTATTAAGTCACCAGCAATAGTTGGTTGTTTATGAATTACAAGATTATCTCTATCTTCCTCATTTATCAATTTAATAATATTTGATGTATTTGCAGGATATTGAAGATTGTTATTACTACCTGTCCAAAAATTATCCATACTAAACCAAGTATGAGCATTTGAATCTGTTAGATATAAAATTGCACTCATAAATGAGTTTGGATGTGAATGAGTCCAATGCCATTGATTCTGACTTGCAACATTACCCCAAGATGATGTGATTTCAATTCTATCACATCTAAAGTTCATTTCATCTTTAACTTTATTCAAACAACCCCGAACCCATTTATGTATTTCAGAATATTTTGGGTCTTTATTTAATCTTGTACTATCTGTTTGAAGTATCTTCCACTCCTCTCTTCCATCGTGTCTAATCTTTTCTTCTTTCAAAGTTGTCAAAGTTTCTTCAATTAACTTTGGTTTACATTTGAAATTAAATATTCTTTGAGGTAAGATTTTTACTGTTTTCATTTGTTACATTATCAAAATAGTTTTCACAGGAGCAAACAAGATTACGATCTCCGTAAACATTGTCTATTCGTGATATTGCTGGCCAAAACTTATTTGTTTGGTCTGCAGGATATGCTGCTTCATCACGACTATAATTATACACCCATTTATCAGAACTTACAACCTTTGCTGTATGGGGTGCGTTTTTCAAGATATCTTTATTCTTATCAATCTCTCTTCGGATACTAACCATTGCTGCACCAAATCTTTCAAGTTCTTCTAATGATTCACTTTCAGTTGGTTCAACCATTACTGTTCCTGTAACTGGCCAAGATAATGTAGGTGCGTGAAAACCATAATCCATTAATCTCTTTGCCACATCTTCAGCAGTAATACCCTCAAAATGTCTGACATCAAATATACATTCGTGTGCCACTCTTCCATTGTTACCTTTGTATAATACATTGAAGAATGGTTCAATACGATGTACTAACCAGTTTGCTGTAAGTAAAGATACCTCACTTGCTTTTCTTAATCCATCAGCACCCATCATACGAATATACATCCAACTAATTGGTAATATACTTGCACTACCCTGAACTGCTGCTGATACTCGATGATTCATAAAAGGAACAAGGTGTTCTGCAACACCAATCGGACCAACACCAGGACCGCCACCACCGTGAGGAATACAAAATGTCTTATGTAGATTCATATGACATACATCAGCACCATACTCACAAGGTTTTGCTAATAAAACTTGAGCATTTAAATTTGCACCATCAAGATATACTTGACCACCATTTTCGTGAACGATTCTACAAATGTCTCTAATGGTTGGTTCAAACACACCATGAGTTGATGGATATGTAATCATAATACAAGACAACTCAAGGCAGTTCATAAGTGCTTGCTTTTCTAAATCTTTTAAATCTATATTACCCTCTTCATCACATTTAACAGGAACAATCTTCATACCTGCCATCACTGCTGATGCGGGATTAGTTCCGTGTGCACTTGTAGGTATCAAACATACGTTTCTCTTTGTATCGCCATTACTTCGATGATATTCTTGTATTGCAAGTAAACCTGCATACTCACCTTGAGAACCTGCGTTTGGTTGTAATGATACTTCAGCAAATCCTGTAATATCACATAACCATTCTTGTAAATCAAACATAATTCTTTGATAACCAAGAGTTTGATTTTCTGGTGCAAATGGATGCATATTCGCAAACTCATTCCAACTTACTGGCATAAGTTCTGATGCTGCATTCAATTTCATAGTACAACTACCAAGTGGCATCATACCATTTACTAATGAGAAATCTTTAGATACTAATTCATTCATATATCTCATCATATTAGTTTCACTATGATACTTATTAAAAACATCTTGCCTCAACCACGGTTGTGTTCTCTCTGGAATGTTTTTCCATTTGTATCTACCAACTGATTCAACAATATGATCGATAGTATCACTTTTGTTCACTAAATCTTGTTGTGAATTAAGAATATCTTTTATCTCATCAAGAGTCGTAAGTTCATCTAAAGTAATGATAGTATGGTCATCTTCATAACGAACATTATATCCTTCAACAGTAAGGAAACTTCTGAATCGAACTGTATCAAAACCTTCAGTATCATCTACGTCAATACCTAACCAGAATAATCCTTTTCTTAATATTTCACGATAAGTTAAAATACGATTTGCAATTATCTTAAGTCCTTCTGCTCCGTGATATGCAGCATAAAATCCTGCAATATTTGCAAGTAGTGCTTGTGCTGTACATATGTTAGATGTTGCCTTATCCCTTCTTATATGCTGCTCTCTGGTCTGTAATGCCAATCGTAGTGCTTTGTTACCTTGAGCGTCTACAGACTGTCCTACTATCCTACCAGGTATTTTTCTTTTATACTTATCTGTTGTTGCAAAGAATGCTGCGTGTGGACCACCAAATCCCATTGGTACACCAAATCTTTGCATACTACCAACTGCAACATCAAAACCCATTTCACCTACAGGTTGCATTAATACCTGTGCTAGTGGATCAACAATTGCAATCTTCATACATTTATGAACTTCTGCTAATCTTAATACACCATCAGGACATTTTAAATTACCGTGATTATTTGGAAGTTGAACAATGAATCCAAACGCATCAGCAAAGAAAGACATTGGTATCGCATCATCTAAATCAATCTTAACTATATTAATACCTAATGGTCTTGCTCTTGTTTGTAATACTGCTAATGTTTGTGAAAATATTTTATCATCAACTATAAAGTCTTTCTTCTTACTTTGACTGTGTGCAAGTAACATTGCTTCTGCTGCTGCAGTTCCTTCATCTAACAATGATGCATTTGCAACTGGTAATCCAGTAAGTTCTGTAATTAATGTTTGATAATTAAATAATGCTTCTAATCTACCCTGTGATATCTCTGCCTGATAAGGAGTATATGATGTATACCAAGCAGGATTCTCAAATACATTACGAAGAATTACTGATGGTGTAATTGTTCCATAATATCCTTGACCTATCAAACTCCTTTTAACAATATTATGTTGTGCAATATCTTTTAATTCAGCAAGTGCTTCTTGCTCACTACAACCTTCTGGCAATTCACTATCACCACGAAGTAAGATTGAATCAGGAACAATCTCTCTGACCAATTCATCTATAGTTGATAGACCAAGATCAGCAAGCATTTTGCGTTGTTCTGATTCTGATGGTCCGATATGACGTTGAATAAATTCTGACATTTAACCATCCACCATTTGTTCATCCATAGTTTTGTTTCGGATGATGATTGTATTACTATCATAGTCAGGATGAAACTCTATGATATCCTCTATGTCCCAACACATTTCCTCATAAATCATATTCAGTTTTTGCATGTCTTGATACATATCTGATGGTTGTTCATCCATTTAAAAAATTCCTAGTTTGTAATTAAAAAGAAGTAATTCCTTTCTAGTCTTTTGATTTCTCATATACTCTCCTACAGAACGCATTGTATATGTTAAATCAAATTCGGCAACATTCCAATTTGTAAATCTATCTTTTACTAACTGGTCTGAATTATAACTTATAAGCATTTCAGAATTATATATTTCACAAGCTTTTGCAAAATTATCGTGGTCAAACTTTTTATGCATTGAACCCTTTCTACCATACAAATTATCCTTAATATCGTATGGTGGGTCAAGATAAATGAATGTTTTTTCTTTATCTCCTAACAAATGGCGATAATCAACATTGGTAATATACCAGTCCTCAATCAGTTTACTATAAACTGGTAATTTATCAATACCTCTCATTGAGAAGTTTGCATCACTTGCCTGTGCGGAAAATGATGACGATTCTGTAAGACCACTGAAAGAACATTTGTTTATAATGTAGAAATAAACTGCACGGTCTTTACCTGTAACATCAATATCATATAACTTTAATTTTGAATCTTCAAACAATTCTCTTGCAGAACTATGGTCAGAAAATCTTGATTTTAGTTGTTGCAACTCACTGTGTACATAGTCTCCATTGACCTGTAACTGTAACCAAAAATTATATAATGGTTCGTATAAATCATTAACTACAATCTTGAGTTTTGGATACTTTTTAGTAATGTGCAATGCAACACTACCACCACCTAAGAATGGTTCATAGTATACTTCATAATCTCTTAAGTCTGGAATATATGGTTCCATCTTTTTGCAAGCACGAGACTTGCCACCAGGATAACGAAGTGGTGTCTTATATGATTTAAGTGATTTAATCGTCGTGGTCATCCCAAGGGTCAGTTAAATTTTCATTATCAAAGAATCCCTTGTACACACCATATGCTGCTAACAAAACAGTAATGACTGCAATTGATATACCAAAGGTATAATCAGGATTTAAATTAAGATGCGGAATCAATATATAATTCCTCCACCTGTTCTTCTCTCTCTCATTTCTTCAAGTTCAATTTTAATTTCAATCATTTCAGTAAGGTCGTTTACTGAGTTAGACATTGATTGATATCCCGCACCAACAAAGATTTGTCCTGCCATTACAGCAAAAGTACAAGCACCCCAAAATACATAATATCTTGAGGATTTTATTTGTGCTTTAGTTTTAGCAAAAGTTGATTTAGTCATTATATAATTAATTTTTTAGTAGGTGTTGATAAC